TCTTGCTTGTTTTAAAACATCTTTTGCTTTTTGGCTAAGAGCTGGGTTACTAAAGGCTTGCTCGGCGACATTGTCTATTGCATTATCTACTGCTTCTATCATCTTGCCAAGTGTTTTTTTGGTGCCTGCTGTGATAGCATCAGGAGCAGTTAGCCTTGCCATATCAGCACTTAGCACGTTTCTTACTTCGTTAAGCCCTTTAAAGCCTTTGGTATTCCCTAATAACTCCAATGTGCTATCTCTATATCCTGCTGGCAATCTTAATGCCTGAGTGCCAAGTTCATGCTTAGCTTGCAGTAAATTTGCGCTTGCTTCTTTGCCTACAAAAGCATCATCAAGAGCATTTATCACCTCGCCAAAATTATCTTTTGTGCGTTTTTCGTATCCGCTTAAAATATCTGCTGTCTTTTTCTTTTCTATCATATTAAGAAAAGCATTTTTTGCGTCTGCGTTTAAGTCGCTTGACATTTTATAAATTTTTGAAAAGCTTTTTGGGTCTCTTGCAACTGCATCGGCAATTATATCTGCTCCCTTGGCGTCGTTACCAAGAGCAGTTAAAAACAGATCCATCTCTCGCTCTCTTGTCCCCTCGCCCTTTATCATATCTCTTGTTATTTTTTGGGCTGGAGCTAAGATATTATCATTTACGTAGTTAATGCCTTTTTGTATCTTTTCATTGTCAACTTTTGGCAAAGTATAAGCTTGATCGTCGTTTAATAAAGTCTTATAAAGGTCATCGCCAAGTGCATTTTTAGATAAATTTTGAGCTGCTGCTGCGTTAGCCTCCCCGCCTAATTTATCCATTATTGCTTTTTCAGCCCCACCAATATTGTCATTTATCACATATCTTGCAAGAGGCTTTACAACTGATAGGTCAGAGGCTGTTTTTGCCCCTTTTTTTAGCGCTTCTTTAACCGCTGGTGATGCCATTGCTGCTAGTGGAGCCGAGACTAACGCATCATCGCTTGCGCCACGCAAAGCGTGTTTTAAATAATCATCAGTGGTTATGCTATCATCGCCTAAAATTCTTTTATCGGCAAAAACGTCCATTGCAGCACCAATGCCAGATGCTCCAGCTGTACCAAGAGCAGTAGTTACCGCCTTTTGTGCTGCACTTAGTTTTTTATTTGGTAAAAGATTGGACGCTAGAGTTATTACCCCCATAGGCACACCCATTTCGTTTAAATAGGTTGAGACACTATCGCCGATACCTGGCTCATCTACTGGGATAAAATTATCTCCTTTTTGTAAATAATACTTGCCATTAGCCTCTCTTACGTCATCATAATTATTCTTTTTCGCCCAGTTGTAGAGCAAATTTTCGGTTCTTTCTTTTACTGCTTGATCTTTACTTTCGTCACCTGTAAGCTGTGAGATAATGTTTCTATCATCGCTTGCGTGTTTTGCCCTTGCTAGCGCTTCAGTAGCTTTTTTTGCTTCTAATTCTTTGCCAGTAGCTCCGTCATAATGAGAATATTCAAGCATCCCCCCTAACTCTTTACCTACCCCTTTTATGACATTTATTGGAGAGATTTTATCTGCAAACTCACCAACTTTGTCGTACCATGTTTTTTCTTTTGGTGTAGCATCTACTGCTTTACTCATATCAGGAGCAGGCGGTGCATAAGTTGGCGCGCTATTTGCTGCTGGTTGCGTGCCTAATAAATTATCAGGTATCTCGACCTCTTTCATGCCACTAGGTATTTTTACCCAGTTACCACCTATCTGCATTTCAGTTTTGTTTTCAGGTATTTTTATCCAAGCCATTTTTGTTTCCTATCTAAAATTTATGCCAAGTGTTTTTGCGTCTATGTAATTTTTTTGTGAGTTGTTTTGGTTTGCCCCAATACTTCGTCCTTCTTGAGGTGAGATTTTTTGTCTTTCAGGCTCCCCTCTTGGGTTGTAGTAAAGCCCGTTGATCTGCGACTGTATCTCCGGGAGCATTCTTTCAAACTCTCTCATATCAACGCCCCCATTTTGCATTTGTTCAACTGTATTTTTATAGTATGACCCCAACGCGTCAAGAGTGGCGTCATAATTTGAAATAAAAGCCTTATCACTCGCTTCATCCCCAGTTGGGAAACTATTTATGAATTGCTGATATTGCAAATTTGGCATCTTGCCGTCACCAAACACGGCTTTTGCAAAAAGCATTGCGTTGTTTAGAGCAGATCTAAAATCGTTCATTTGCTTGCCGTCAAAGCCCAAATATTTTGCCCCACTATGCAATGCAGTATCAAGCCACCCAGTGTTTGTAGGGCTATATTTTTCTTTCGCCCTTTTTAGGCTATCAAGCAGTGTTTTTAGGTCGCTTAAGTTTTGCACTGATTTTTGTGCTAGTTGTTTTCTATCCACAAGAGACCCACTTGCCCCATTTAAAGCTTTATTTGTCTCCACGTTTATAACCGCTTTTTTGTAAGCTTGTAGTTCTTGCGGAGACATATTCTCTGCCCAATCAGGCAACTTTGCCCCTAGCTTCTCAAATGCCAAATCGGTCTCTAGCCTATCACTACTTAACCCATTATTGTATTTTTGCACGTCAAAATTAAGTCTATTCGCGTTTGTGTTTGCGTTTAGCATACCAATATTCGCCATTAATTGATTGTGGTAGGCATCGTTTTGATACTTGTTTGCTTTTAAGTTTAGCTCTTGTCCTTTTATGCCAAGCTCGTCACGCTTAAGCCCTTGATTTATGGCATTGTTATTCGCTGTTTCAGTTTCGGTTGACATATTGTGACGTATGTTTTCGTTTAGCCTATCTATATTATTTTGCTCGTTTGCTAAATTTGATCTATTCTCCTCTGCTAGCCTTTGTTTTGTGAAGTTATTTCTTACGCTGTCTTGGTAAATATCCCATAATGCTCTACCAGTTGCGCCCACTGCGTCTATTGTGTTGGTGTTGTAGTTGAAATCTACTTTGTTTGGGTTAAAATACGGCATTTTCGCTCCTTTTTGTGAGGCTTAAATTAGTAAGCCTCGTCCTCTTGTTGTTTGTGAAAGTTTGATGCGTTCCAAGCATTGACTAAATTTTGATTTGCTTGATTTTCTCTTTGTAACTGTCTTTGTGAAAGCATCTTGTTAAAATCGTAAGCATCTTTATTTAGGTTAAATGCTTTCTTTGCCATTTTGCTTTGGTTATAAGCACTCCATAATGCGCCACCAGTTCCTAAAGCTGTTAGCCAGTTAGGTGTGCCGCCTGCGTCACCACCACCAAGCCAACTTAAAAAGCCACCGCCATTTTTGCCAGCCCCTTGTGCTATATTGCTTCCACCCCAGTCAAAAAATCCTGCCATTTTATGCTCCTTATAATCCTGCTAATTTCAAAAGCTCTGCGCCATATTCCACATCGCTCACATTCTCGCCTTTTTTGGCTCTATCAAACGCCGATAGCTCACTGCTTGCATTTGAGCCGCTTAAAATTTCGTCTGGTTTCTCTTTGCTTTTTGCTACATTGATCATCCCCATTGCTACTGCTTTCCAACCCACATAATTTTCGCCTAGTAGATCACTCATGCCGTGAGCTTTTGCAAACTCTGCTAAGTCATCAGGGCGTATTGTTGGATAGTCTTTTTTGAACTCTGCTAGATTTTTGTCGAAGACTGCTTGGCGTCTAGCTTCCTCTGCTTGCGCTGCTTGTGCTTGTGTGATTTGATCCATTTGAGCTTTTAGTGCGTCAAGATTTCCAAGCCCTAAGCTATCAAGCAAGGCTTGTTTTTCAGGTTCAAGTTGTGGTTTTGCCCCTTGTGCTGATTGCTCTTTTGCTGCTAAAGCCTCGGCCATTGCTTGCTTGATCGCTTCAATATTTAGCTCCTCTTTCTTTGGCTCGTCTGGCTCTGTCGCTGGCTCAGTCTTTGTTCCTTCCACTGGTTGTTCTACCGCTTCGTTTGTCTCAGGCTCTGCCTGCTCGTTCCCATTTACGATACCTACTAATTCGTTTAGTGCTTCTTGCTCTGTCATTTATTACTCCTCTTTGTAATTTTCAAAAAAACTCAAAAGGCTTTCGAGAGTTTTAATGTTCTCAATCGCCCTTAACCTCATTTCATCGCTGTTTTTTTCGTTTTGGCTAGCGGTCACACTTGCCGCATAAAGCCCTAATAGATATTCTGAAAAAGCCCTAAACGCTTGGCATTGCGTCAGCTGGTAAAGCTCCTGCTTCTGCGATAGGCTCTGCCACGCTTGGCAAAATAGTCTGCGGCTTAAGTTGTTTAGCAAACTCACTCTCCTTTCCGATAAAATTCTCTGGGTCTTTTATTCCATATAGTGGTAGAAGCTCTAATAAGATTTTCTCGTTTGCTTCTTTCATTCTATTTGCACCCTCGCCGTCTTGAAGTTGCAAGCACATACCAAATTGAGCTGCTATTACTTGGCTAGCGTCCATTAGGCTTTTCTTTTGCACCTCTTTATTGAGCGCTCCTATACCAGTGTTTAGGTTGATGTTGAAGCTCGGTACCTCCCCGCGGTTAAAGCCTGCAAAAAATAATGGGTCACCGTATTTCCAAACTAAGAATGCAAGACGTTCAAATATAGGCTCAAAAAAGGTCTCGTTGTAGGTTCTTATATAACCTTGAAGCCTTACGCTTCCCTCATTTGCCATAATTGACGCCATTGTCGCTGTTTCTTGCCTAGTTGTTGGTGCTCCATTTTGTTGAGGACTTACTCCGCTAACTTCGCTCATCTCTTGTTCGATCACTTGAAGCGTAGCCATTGAAGCGTTGATGTCGCCAGGCGGTACTATCTTGATGTCTGCTGGGCTATCAGTAAAAATCGCACCACTTGGGCGCTCTAAATCAGCCCTTGATATACTTGCACTTCGGTTGAAAATGATCTTTGGCGTTGCTTGGTTTCTTGTTACGTCTGTGATTGAGTTTCTAATAGCATTTAGCTCGTCTTGCAACGGCAAAAGCGAAGCAAGAGCAGGCTCGCCATAAGCACAAACAAAAGTTTGATCAGTATTGCGTTTTGTTTGTGGCAGCATATAGCCAAAAATAAATGGCTGTCCGTCTTTTAGTTCTACTTTATCTCTTAGTAGTTCGCTATTGTAAAGCGTGCTAACGCTCCATTTCTCATCGTTTAGTTCGTATATCTCATTTAGACAAATTCTCTCATAAGGTCTATTCTCACTTAGATCAATTTGCTTAAATGTTTTATTTTTGATTAGCTTTTTGATGTCGTTTGTTGTAAGGTAAATTCTGTGCACGATATAGCGGATGTCGTCTGTATTTTTGGCATCAGGATCAAAATAGATGTCGTTTATATCCACTTCCTCTATCTTTGCTTCATCTTTTCCCCAAAACACTTTTACCACCGAGCTTGCCGAGAAAGCAGCTTTTAAAAAGATGGGCGAAAAAATCTTATACAAATTTATCTTGTCGCAATAGAAATTTAGTGCCTCTTGCCACTTATCGATCACATCATGCGTTGAGTTTATATATGGCTCTAGCTTTGCAAAAGTATCATTGTTAAAGTAAGTTTCAGTCAGACCATCGTATATCCGTTTAGCTTTTGAGTTTAGTTTTGGTATGTAGTTTTTGCTCTTATTCCGCTCTTTTAGGCTGTGATACTGCTCGCTTTCAAGCAAGAGCAAATACGCATCATTTAGCTTGTCAAAAAAAGGCTTATATTCCGCATAGCCGTTGTATGCTGTTTGCACTAGCTCTTCGAGGTAGCTTATTCTTTCATTGTTCGTCATTTTCGTGTCCTACTCTGTAAATTGTGCTTCTGCTGACATTTGTTAGCTCTTTCACTCGTTTTTTATCAACCCCTTTTTCTTTTAGAGCCGTTGCAAGTTTTACTCTAGCTTGTTTTGTAGGGATAAATTTTACCCCCTTAAGCCACTCACAAATCATCACACAAAAACAAAGACGCAAAGCCTCATCATCAAGTGTTGCCACCTTTCTAATTAAACTTACGTCGATATTTTCTGAAATATACTCAATTTGTTTTCTCAAATCTACCCAATTTTGACACTCTTTCACCAAATGCCTCCATCATCGTAGTTGATCGTGTTAATTTTTGCTGGTAGTGGATCAAAAAACGTCAAAGCCAAAGCGTCCGCTAGGTCAGGGCTAAAGCCAAACTCTTTTTTGATATTCTCTTTTGGCAAGAGTAAATAACGCTCTTTCTTGTCATAGTAAAAACTAATAGTGCTAAGCTGTTTTTTAAGTTTGTCATTTGGCACAATGCTAAGCAGCCTAAATTTCTCTTTGAGTGTAAAATAAGCCTCCGCTCTCTTGTTAGCGTAAAGCTTCTCATTTGTTGCCTTGTATGAAAATTTTGCCTCTCTTACTACCCCACGCAAGCCAAAATCTATTAAGGTGTCAAATACTCCAGCGCCCACACCAACGCTATCAATAAAAATAGCGTCTGGCTTCTCTTCGCTTCTCTCATAAATGCCAAAAATCTCTCTTGCTAAAGCAGTAACGCTATCAAGCCTAAATGTGTAAAAGCTTGTAACGCCATATCCTTGCCTAATACAAAGCACGCTTTCATCATCACCCTCACGTGCCACGTCTAGCCCCCAAACAATGCTAGCTTTCTCGTTTGGCATCTGAGTGCTAAAGGCATTTTCAATTAGAGCAAGGTTAAACAACACGTTTGAGGTTGTGTCTAAAAACTCGCCATATATCTCTTGGCGTACTACGTCACTATCTATACCGCCAAGCTCTGCGACCATTTCGTCTATTTGTTCTTTTTTTAATAGTGGATTATTGAAACTTGATATTTGAAAATTTACCCAGTCTTTTTCGCCACTCATTCCCCGCTTTGCAAGATCATAAAAGCGGTTTTTGCCTTTTGGCACACCGCCTATAAAAGCTCTTGACTTTGGGTTATCTAGTAGCATTGCCCTTATGGCGTTATCCCAAAGATAGGCGTCTTTTAAGATAATGCCTGCCTCGTTTAGTATCACTATGTCATACCCAAAGCCCTCAATGTTTTCTGGGCGTTCTGCACTTCTCATATCAAGATAGCCCTCGCCGATGCTTAGCTTTTTGTCTTGAGCGTGAAATTTATATAGCTCTTTTGGTAATGCTTTTAATTCAGGCAAAAAATAGCGTTCATAATATCTTTGTAGGTTTGACGTGATAGTATCTACCCAAAGCACTTTTTTGCCTTCTAGTAGCCACTCGATCGTGGCGTTTGCTATCCCCTTGGTAAATCCTACACGGCGCCCTTTTTCTATTGTGGTGAAGCGTGCAGTATTCTCAAAAAAGACTTCTTTTTGCCACGGCGTATAGGTTAGGCTTAAATTTATATCGCTCACCCTGCCACCTTTTCAAATATCGCCTCAATAAAGAGCCAAACGCAGATCACGCTTGCGATAGCCATACTCACGACTACACAAAAGATAATATCTGTCCAAGTGATTTTATTCACCCTTTAGCTCCTTTCTCTCAATGATTATTTTTTGCTCGCTTTGTACGTTTGCATTATTAATCTGTGTTGCAGCAACTCTTTGATTAACCCCAAGCGTTAAACTAGCCTTATCAATCATATCTTGCAGTGTTTTATAGTCGTTTGCATTAAGCTCCACTGGTTCAAAATTTTGTACTCCATCGCCCACACCAACTTTTTCAAATTTAGTATTTTTATCTAGCATGTCCATCACTCGATTAAGATTTTTTTGCGTAGCATTAAATATTAATCCACGGTTATATGCTTCATCTTTAGCAGTGCTCAAAATACTGCTCATTTCTATTTCTGATTTTTGAGTTTGTGCCGATAACAGCGTTATTTGGGCTTCAACTAAATGCTCATTTTTTGGCGTTAATCCTTTGAGTAAATTGGCCACAGTGCCATTTGATACGCTATATTTTTTTGCTAGCTCCCTTTGTGAAAATTTGCCCGTATGAAAATCCGCTAAAATTTTCTCTTTTATTGCCTCTGTTATCTTCGCCATCAATAAATCCTAAACTCGCCCTCTATTACTCCAAGGGCTATTTTTCTCTCTAGTAGTTTTCGCTTTATCTTGAAAACGTCCGTTTGCATTCCCTTTACGTCCTCAATGATGCGTGTGCCATCTTTAAGACGATAGGTAAAATCTGCTATGTATCTGATCTCGCGTACGGTTCTAAAGCCTTGCCTCGTTGTTTCGTCTGCTATGGTGTAGCTAGGCATTAATACAAAAGGCACTTGACGGTTTAATTCACTTATCTCTCCAGCACGTTGCAAGGTTTCTAGCTCTTGATTTCTACGCCACTCTTTTGCACTATCAAAGCCTTTAGTCTTTCGGTTGTGGTATTTACTCGCCCAAACGTTGCCAGTTCTCATCTGCTACCTCCTCGTATTTTTCTATACTCTCGTGTTTGTGTGCGTGGCACCATTGATGACACTCTCTACAAACGGCTATTTGTTTGCTGTCGTCCTTATCTGCTCCAAATCTGCCATAGCGTACGTGGTGACATTCTATGCTTTGTTGCTCCTCGCATATTTGACAAAGTGGATATGCTTCAAGTAGCCTTAGTTGGTAGGCTCTATTTTCGCTTCGCACTAATCTCAAAATAGCCCCTTTGTTTTCTCATCCTTGTGCTTCTCATTCCACTTTCTCATTATTTCAAGCACACCGCTTGCGTCTTTGCGACTTACCTCAAAGCTATCAAGTATCTTTTTGTTTTCGTCTGCTACCTTTGCGATTATGCTAGCTCCGCTTTCGGCTATCGTGATATAAACGGCTTTCATCTCACGCTCTTTTTGCAAAATTTAACGCAAGAGCAGATAGCCCAATTCTTAGCCTTGCTCTTGCTTCATCGCTCATTTTTAGCGGTGCGTCTGGATCAGCTGGGAGTAAATTTGCATTATTTGCCGCTTCTATTTTCTCTTGCTCTTTTTCTTTCTCTTTCACTTCTCTTTCACTCACGTATTTGATTACGCCGATACGCTTTTGATTTTTAAAGAGCCACGCATAAACCTCTGCCTCGTCATCACTGCTTAGCTGCACTGGCTTACCTGCTTGGTTTATGTGGTAGTGGTTGATTAGGTTGCCGTATTCATCTACGCCGATGATCACAAAATCTTTGTAGGTTGCTCCATAGCAAAGCCTCTCATTGCGAAAAAAGGTTTTTACAAACTCTACCAACTGCTCGATATTTTTAAAGCTAAATTTGCCCTCTTTGATCGCTTCTAGCGCCTTTTGCTTTCTAAAAGCTGCCACGGCGTTTTTTGTGATTAGCTCGCTTGACTGTTTCGGTTGAATAAAGCTTGTCCTATACGCAAAAAATGGGATAATATCCTCATCTTTTAGCGGTTTTAAAAGCTCTGCTGTGATTAGTGCTTGAGTTTCATTTACGCCAAGCGCTTCTTTGATCGTTTGTATGCGGTTCATTTAAAACGGCTCCTTGTTTTCAAGATATGCCACGTTTTGGGTAGCTATTTGGTTCGTTTCTTTCGTGCTCTCGAGGTAGTAGCTTACATCGCCACCAAAACGCCTTACGTCCTCTACGCTTAGGCTAAGCCCACTTTGCGCTTTGTTGTAGGTTGGTTTTGGCTTAAAGACGCCCTGCCACTCATTTCGCATTGCTTCTCTTATGCATTCGTTTACGTCTATGCCCTCGCTCGCCCATTTAGCCCACTCGCTAAATTTCATCTCGATACCCTCAGTGCTTAGTTTCTCTCGTCGCTCTTTCTTGTAGGCTAGATATTTTTGCCAAAGATTTAGATCGATGAAGTCAGGTAGTGAAATGTCCTTAGGGGGTAGGGGGTTAATTGACGGTTCTTTGATGGTTCTACTGACGGTTCTATTGGTGGTTATATTAATAGGGGTGACACCCTTGTCACTACACGGTGTCATACTTGTCACCCTAGGGGTGTCATCTGTGTCACTAGGTAGTGTCATACTTGTCACCCTCTCTTTTTCGTTTGTCA